GACACCAAAAGATAAAGCGTTTTACAAAATTAGAAGATATGACACATAAAGAAGTAATACAAATAGACGAAAAAGGCAATACTATAAAGATCTTTGAATCAGCCATACACGTAGAAAAAGAATTAGGAATTAAAGCAGCATCAGTTCGTCAGATGTGTAACGGTAGAACAGAGTTTAACAAACAAGGAGTTTTATTAAAATACACTAAGCAACATCTATACTATGAGAAAAGAAGAACAGAAGTATTAGAACTGTTTAAGCAGGGTGCAACAAAAGAACAGGTTAAGGAGTTGATAGAGATAAGCGAAAGCCAATTAAACAAGATGTATAATAATTACATTCAATTTATAAATGATAACCCTAACAATCCTATCATAATCAATTCACAACTAAGAACCTACTTACCTATTGCAGATATTAAAAAGCACTTTAGAGGGGAGAAAGACGAAGAACCTTTGTATATTTATGATGATCTAAGCAAGAGTGAGAAACTAATTTATAAAGATGTTTAAAATAATATTACTATATTTGTTTACATGAAGTTTGAATTGCTCTATAAAGAACTAACTTACATTTGTAAATCTATGTGTAAGAATGACTATGTAGACGATTTAATACAAGACTTAGCAATAGAGATACTATACAACAGAAAGATAAAGAAACTTACAGACGTAGAACAAAAGAGATATATCTATTCTATGGCGTACTTTAACTACTTTTCTAAGAACTCTAAATTCTATTACAAGTATAAAAAGAACGCTCCAATATTAACCGACAACGATACATGGTTGGAAAATAAAATAGAGCATGAAGAAGACACAACAGACAAAAGAACAGAACTAAACAAAGCAATAAGCAATCTAAAAGACGTAGACTGGTTAATGATAGACGAACTACTAGAAGAGAATCTAAACCTTAACAAGCTATCTAAAAAAGCTAACATACCACAATGTTCACTATGGAAGAAGTTCCAGGGAGTTAAACAAACATTAAAAGATGACATTAACAGAAGTATTAAGAATTGAGTTAATAGCCTTAGTACCTGTTCTTATATGGATATATCTATACAAAGAGATTAAGCCATTAAGAAAGCTAAGAATGAGATTAAACTATAAGCCTTTTAACTGTCTTACATGTTTATCATTTTGGACGGGGGTAATATTATCAATCATCTATTTAGAGCCTGCATTATTAACGACATTTATAACAGCAAATATATTAAGCAATTACTTTTATGAACTTTAACCAAAGAATAGAAAAAATAAAACCATATTTAGACGTATGGATTAAAAACAAATCAATGTCTAATGTAGAAGTCCAAACAGAAGTAGTAGACCTTTACAAAGAGTTTATTTGGAAGAAAGGAGACATCGAACCAAAATTAGGTTGTGGCACTTGCTTTGATAGATTTGTAAGAGCATTATTAAAAAAATATAAACCAGTTAAAACAAAACAAAATGGAAAAAGAAAACCAAGACCAAGAACCAAACAAAGTAGAGGATAACACAGCAACCCAGGTGATAACATTACTATTATCTATCGCTATGGTAGTATATGCATTAAGTGTATTTTTATAAAATAACTAAGATATGGCAACTATAATACTATTCGGCTACATATTAAACGAACTTGACCCACCTATAATTGTATGGGTTCTATTCGGTATAGGAACGTTAATAAAATTGAACGAGTTACACGAAAAAATAAAGGAATGAAAAAGCTAACACCTAAGCAACAGAAATTTGCTGAACTGTACGTAGACTTAGGAAACGCATCCGAAGCTTATAGACAAGCTTATGACGTAACTACAACTAATTTAGATACTATTAAAGTAAAAGCATCTAAGCTAGCAAACCAATCCAACATAAGTATTACTATCGATTCTATCAAGAAAGAGCTTAGAGAAGCTAATAAGATTACTAAGCAAGTTTTAATAGATTATCATTTAGAAATGGTTGCAGCATGGAAAGAACTTTGGGAACTAGGACAAAAGAAAAACAAAGACAAAGACGAAGTGCAAAGGTTCTATTTACTAAAAGAAATGGTTAAAGGGTCAGACTATCGAGGTAGTCTAGTTGAGATAGCAAGATTAACAGGAGCAAATGAACCTGAAAGAATCGAAACTAAAGATACAAGTTACAGTACTAAATGGGGTTAATATCGGACAAGTAATACTATATAAGCCACACCCTAAGCAATTAGATATACATAATTCCATAGAACAAGATGGTAAGTATTTTATTGTTTCTATCGGCAGACAGTTCGGCAAGACAATGCTAGGCGAGAACCAAGCTTTAAACTGGGCGATCAATAACAACCGTTGGAAAGTTGGGTGGGTATCACCTACATACAAGCAATGTAAAAAGGTTTTTAAAGAAGTAGTAGCAGCACTTGGTAAATGTCCTTTAATAAAGAACACAAATAATTCAGACTTAGTAATTAACCTCACCAATGGCAGCAATATTATATTCTATTCAGCAGAAGCTTACGACACTATAAGGGGTGAAACTTTTGATGCTTTGATATGTGATGAGTTCGCATTCTTTAAGTCGCAAGCATGGGACGAAGTATTAAAGGCTACAGTATTAGTAAGAGGAAAGAAAGTACTACTACTATCAACACCAAAAGGAAAGAATCAATTTTATAATATCTTTAACCTAGCCAAAGAGAATAAACAATATAAATCTTTTTATGGCACTTCTTATGATAATCCTTTTATAGATAAGTCAGAGATTGAAGATGCAAAGAGAAGTCTACCCGACCATATCTTTAGACAAGAATATTTAGCAGAGTTCTTAGATGATGGTTCGAGTGTATTCAGGAATATTAAAGAGTGTATTAATAAGTCAGCACAAAGTAGTAATCTATTTGCAGGAGTAGACTTAGGCAGAGCAGATGACTATACAGTACTTACAATAGTAGACCAAAATAACATCGAAGTATATTGTGAACGGTGGCGACATTTAGATTGGAGCGTTATAATTAACAACATAGTAACACAACTAAACAAATACAAACCGAATACATTAGTAGAATCTAACGGGGCGCAAGATGCAATATTTGAACAGATAAGAAACAAAGTAAACTATAACAAAAATAGTATTAAGCCATTTGTTACAACCTCTAAAAGCAAACAAGCAATAGTCGAAGATTTAATAGTATGCTTTGAACAAAAAGAGATTGGGGTAATAGGTCATGAGTGGCAAATAAACGAATTAGAAGTATTTACTTACGAATATAATATAAAGACAAGAGCAATTAAGTATAGTGCCCCAGTTGGTTTGCATGATGATTATGTAATGAGTAGAGCGATAACAAACCATGCTTTAAAAACTATGAAATTAAGCGGTGTGTACTATGTAAGATAATTTTATTATATTAGCAAAAACAAAGAGATATGAAAGCAAGTGAATTAAGAATTGGAAATTGGATTCACAACCCTGTACAGAGTTTAGATTTAATCGTTGACGGTTCTCTTATAGCTATTGAACATAATAGAGAAAGAGTAGTTAAGAATCACGAAGGTTTTGAACCAATCCCACTAACAGAAGAATGGTTGATTAAATTAGGGTTTTGCGATGATAAAAAAATAGGCTATGTTGGTGACGATTTTGTTAATGGACTCATGACTGTTAAAATAGGAGAACACCATATTAAAATTAAATACGTACATCAACTACAGAATTTATATTTTGCACTAACAAACGAAGAACTTACAATAAATTAACTATATTTGTATCACTATTTTTTCTAAGCCTTTTCATATCGGGCAAATTTTGTAAAACGGATAAGAGGGCATATTAATTTATGTCCTTTTGTTTTTTAAACTAAACTATGATTATAAACATTCCTAAAGGTTGGGAGAATCTAACCATATCAAATTACATAAGTCTTAAACCCGTTTTAGATGATAGGACAAGTAATGTAGCAACTAGAAATATAAATCTATTGTGTGCTTTAAGTGGTTCGTTTAGGGAAGACGTAATGCAATTGCCAGTAACAGAGATTAGAGAAAAGTTAGCACCTCAATTAAGTTTCTTAAATGACATTGAACAACTACAAAGCTATCCACTAAAAGATACTTTCGAGATAAACGGGCAAAGGTATAAACTTACTTTAAATGTCGTTAATCAAAC